CTGATCTCTGCCCACTCTTCTAAACTTGTGGCGGGGTTGTTGCCTTGGTTGTCATCGACCAGAGAGATATAGTAGCGGCTGTTTTCCACAACTATATCATCCTTGCCGTAAATCTGCGTGATTAAGTACGCATCAAACTGCACCTCGCCTGCTCGGTTACTCGTTACAGGGTCACGCTCTTTCTGCTGCACACCGTTTTTGTCAAGCAACACAACGCGATACGCCCCGTCTAAATACAGGCTAGGGATACCGCCCGCACCATCTAGCGGCACAGGGTTTTGCAAGGGTATAGCAAACGCCGCATCTGCATAGATAGCTTTTAACTCTGTTGTGCCTGAGTCATAGAAAGCTATGCTGCCGCCTGTCAGTACGTCGCCGCTGTCGTCAAAAAACTGCGGGAACGGATTAATAAATCTGCTCATGGTTGTAGCTCTCCTACAGGGCTAGTCTGGTCTTGGTCTGAGTCTAACGCACTGTTAACTTCTCCTTGCGCGTAAGCAGCGAGTAAAGCCGCTTGCCCTTGTAGCGGGCTAGTCTTGTTAAGGTTTATACTCTCTACAGGCACACGGTTATCAATAAATAAAGCAGCTAAAGTCTCAGGGTTTCTTTCGTTTGGTGGCGTGTTCTTAACATACGCTTTAGTTATAGCTTTAGCGTGTGCGTCTGAACCGTTTACACGCCTACTATACCTCCCCTGAGATATTTTTCTATAGAGGTCAAAAGCTATATCATCTGCTATTACGTTCGCTCTTTCTTTTGCAGCTTTCGCCGCCATGCCTACGCCGCCCATAGTCATAGCTAGTTTAGCTATTTCTTTTTGGCTGGCTTCGTTAGCGTTTGAAAACGCGCCCCACCTAGCTTTGGCAACAAGCACTTGCCCTATTCGCTTAATTTTATCTGCAACCCCAATGGCGTTTGTGTCGTCCCTAGCTTCTTTAAACGCCTCTTTAAGATCATTCGGCACTTTAACGCCTTTCGCCCTTCCGTGAAAAACGTCGATTACGTTATCCCACTCCGAGGCGTATAACCTAGCCGCATCTTTTTTACTTTTGTCCTTAACGTAGTCGATACTATCTTTAGTAGAGCTAGCGTTTAAGTACCTAGACCAAACATCGTTAGCTTCACCTAACAACTCTTTAGTTCCGTCATCACGTTTAGCTGAGTAATTAGTTATGGCGTCCTCTACAGTTTTCAGCCCTTTACTTGCTATTCGCGCCGATGTAGTGGCGGTACCTGCTTCTGTTCTGTCATTGGCTGCGTCTTTTAACTCTTTGCGTAAATACTGTAACTGGTTAAAGTCTAGCGTCTTGCCTTTGCTTTTTTTAGTTATCCCAAAATCTTTAAAAATTTTGTCTACGCTTCGCCGCGCTCCCTGCCCTTTAGACTTACCTATTTTGTTAGCGTCCATAACCCCGTCACTAAGTGCTACTTCTATGTTTTTCTTTAGCTCTTTAGTTTCGGTAGGGCTTAACTCTATTCTGTTTGGGCCTTCTTTTAGCTCGTCAAAAAGTTTAGTGCCTCTGCTTTTTAGCTGCTCTGGTGTGATGTCCACATTTTTTTCTAGCGCTAAACCTGCTAGCGCATCCTCGTTTTTAGCGTAGCGATACCCTGCACCTACACCGCCCCCTATCTCTAACAGTGCTGCTACGTTGTCATCTGCACCAAATTCTCGCGCCGTTTGCCCTGCTACGGCGCTGACAGCGGGTACGCCCGCCGCTACTTTCAAGCTGTCATCTGCCGCCATTCGCACTACGTTGCTGCCTACGTTCTGTGCGCTTTGTATGTTTGCAGGGTTAAGAACCTTGCGGCCTGCTGCGGCTAAAGCGCCTGCCCCTGCTACACCGCCGCCCGCAAATTCCCCTATCTGCCCTGCAAACCTTCCTGCCATAGAGTCATCAAACGCCCCTGCCTGCTCAGTCATTGCTTCGGAAAAGCTAGGGATTTTAGGCACTCTAGTTTCTGACCCTGACGCTTCTAGTGCGGGGTTAATAACGCCCTCAATCCAAGGGTTTGCTAGGCCGTTACGAAAGCCCAAAGTAGCTAAGTCTAGCACCCCTGCGCCCGCCCTGTTTACACCTGCCACCCCTTCCATAGCTACATCACCTGCCCGCTGTAAAAACGATTTACTAACCTCGTCCTCACTGTCGTCAGGCGCTGTCTCAGCCATTAGTCTGTCAAATTCTGCTTTAGAGAATCTACCTTGTGAGTTTTCTCCCGCAGGGACGGGAGCGTTTACACCCATTCCATAGTCTGCACTGTCGAAACTTACCTCCCCTGTATCGTCAGGAGGGGTTTCTTCAAGTAGCTTTCTAAACTCTTTGTCGTTCATGGCGTAGCCTGCCCGCTCTGAATCTGCTGATGCTCTATATTAATTAACCCTTTAAGCTTTCTTTGCTTACGCGCCTGCCCTATTTGCGAAGGTGTGTATTTTTCTTTTACCCTGTCTAGCGAACCATCATAAGCCCAAGCAGGTGCCTGCCCTGTTAAAAAAGCTTGAGGGTCTAGCCTGCCAAAAACCATAGTCTCATATATGTTTCGGATTTTAAGGTTCTTAACGCCTTGCGGAGTTACTACAGGCATTTCAAACTGCTCAAACTGATCAGGCCCGAAATTCTTTGTGCGGATTTTTGTAAGGTTATCGCTAGAATCACGTAAATACATTTCTTCGGCTTCGTTAAAGGCTTTCTTTAGAAAGTTCTCTCTAATCCTTCCCGCCGAAACTTCTCTAATATTTTCGTTAGTTAGCCCGTTTGCGCCAGACGCTACCCCCGCTTCGGCTAGTTCTAAGTTAGTAGTGTTACCTTTAAAATATCTGCCTAAACTCTGCAACTGCCCCACTTTTAGCCTAGCCTTTAACGTCGCCGTATCTGCGGTCTTACCTGCTGCCTGAATGCCAAACGGCGCACCCAACTGGTCCACAAACAGCCCAAGACTACCTAGCCAAGTCTCGTCTGCGCCGTAAGACGCCGCTATAATATTCCTTAAAACGTCGTCATTTTCTTCAAGTTGGCTGAACTCTTGAGAGTGTTTCTCAAATCGCTTATTGTCTAAGGCAGTTTGAGCATCAACTCTAGCTCTATAAGCCTTAGTATTTGCTTTTTCTGTATCATAAGCTCGCTTCTCTTCTAAAAGCCTTCTTTCCTCGTCTAATTCTTTAATTCTTTGCTCTTCCGCTTGCGCTGTTTTTGCGTTTTCGGCGGCGGCTAAGTCTGCGACGGTTCTCCCCATAGTATCCGTAGGTACTAGGTTGTTTAATATATTAGGGTCAGTTATCTGTGCGCCTGTGGGGTCTACATACATAACAGGTTTGTTAGGGTCGTTTGAGGCAATTCTTGTGACAGAAGTACCGTTTGGCCCTCTAAAATTCTGCCGATCTGCCAAAGAAAGTTTACTGTCTGGCCCGCCAACCCCTAAAATAGAACTTGCTAGTTCTGGAATTTCTAAACCTCTACTAACTATGTTTTCAAGGTATGGCGCTCGCTCGGCAAAAGGCATTTGCCTGACCATTAGCGTGTCGCTAGGGTCGTAGCCGTTCTGCCTAAGCTGCTCAATCCTTCGATCTAAAAAAGCGTTTTGTGAGCCTTCATCTGTAAATTTTAAAGCCTCCGCTGCGCCACGTATAACGCTTTGCCCCTGCCGCATTGTCTCGGCCTGCTGCGCTTTCATCTGCGCGGCCTGTATATCGCGCTGCTCTTGGCGCTCGGCCATGCCTATGTTTGCTCTTTGCAGCTCTGCATTACGCATGTTCTGTGCAAGCTGTGACCCTACGCTCATGCCCCGCGCCAAGCCCTTGCCTGCTGCTAAACCTGACCAGTCGATATTCCCGATAGACATTAGTAACCGCCTTTGCCGTTATTTATGTTGTACTGTTGTCTTTGTCTTTCGGGGGTGCCTAACACTGTGTTAGTACCCCCATTTACTTTACCGGCATACCCGTTAACGCCCCGCCGATTGTACCCAATACGTCCATGCCAAACTGACCCCTAGCGAGTGCTGCATTAGCTTGCGCCTGCCCTAGCTGGCCCTGAATCTGTGATTGCTGCGCTGCGCTGTTGGTCGCTATGTTCGATAGGTTTACACCTAATTGATTCTGAGCGTTAGCCATGTTTTGCGCTGTGTTGTTATACAAGTTGGCGCGGTTTGTTGCGTATTGGTCGGCTTGCCCTGCAAGTGATTGCCCTCGGTTTAGCTGCATGTTTGCTAAGTTAGTATTTAACCCAGTCCGCATGTTTGCAAGCGCCCCGCCTGCCTGCTGGCCTCTCGCCGCTATGCTTGACAGTCTGCTCATGCGGTTGCCAAAGTCCTGCATTGCCAAGCCTGTGCCGCGCCGGTTTAACTCTTCCAAAGCCGCGCCACTAAGCGAGCGGCCTTGTGAAGCAAAACCCCGCATAGCTGCTTTTTCGCCCATCTCGCGCATATACGCTATTTCAGGCGACTCTTGGTAGTTAGCCATAGCCTGCGCTTGTGCCTCTGGCCCTAACGCCCCCGACATTGCAGCTTCTAGCTGTGCTGCTTGCCCGCCTACGTCAGAATAACCTTGTAGCGGTGCCTCTGCATTAGCTTGGCCTCTGCGTAGCTGCGACATAGCGCCGCCGAACCCTTGATTTAGGTAGTTGGTGGCTTGCCTGTTGCCTGATTGCAAGTAGCTAGCTGCGTCGTCGCGCCCGCCTTGCAAGTAATCCATTTGCTGCTGAAAGTTGTCGTTTAAGTCAGCGCGACCCAAGCGCTGGCCTTCCGCTAACGTAGCTTGTTGCTGTCTCGCTGCGTTCTCGGCTGATCTTTGCGCTGCTTTCGTGCCGCTTGCATCATCAACAAGCCCAAGCGTCCCAACCTCTACAACTTTATCGACTATGCCGCCCATTGTTTTGCACCTAATCTTAATTTGTTCATCATTTTATCACTATTTTGCGGAATATCTAAGAAACCCAAGAATCGGGCAAAATCCGCAACGCTGTCGTGCTCTCTTGGAATATCTACTAACAGCATGTTACCTATGCCAAAGCCGTAATCTATGGCCTTGCTTACCGCCTCTGTTGCGTTCCCGTCCCTGTGCTCTGGCAAAACGTATGGGTGAAACTGTACGCCGCCGTAAACTTGCTCGAACATAGCGCAACCAATTATCAAGCTGTCTTTCGCAATCATCACATACTCGTGCTCATGCCCCATAGGTAGCAAGTTGCGGTCTGGATTGTTTACACGCTTTGAAAGTAACGGCCAAATCTCAGGATGGCACAAAACTATAGCTAGTTCGTCTTTGCTGCGGGTTGGGTAAACTTCAATCATACTGTTGCCGGTATCAGTGAGGTATTAAGTTTAATACGCCGCAAGTCTAGCTCTTGCTCTGGCGTAAGCCCTGCATTGCTTAATACAGATCGGTTAGACACAATCTGACGTATAAACGAGTTAAAACCTGTAGCTTGCTGAAAAATATCTTGATTAGAGTCTCGAGGAAACAAATTTCCATTGATAACAACTTGCCCATCTGCTTCTGGCGCACGTATTCGCCAGCCTAAGTCGTTACGCAAAAAGTAATAAGGCTCAATCTCTTGACCGCCGCCAATAGGGTCGCCGCCCGTTGTTTCAAACGCAGGTAGAAACTTTGTATTATCGCCAAGCCGTACCCACCGCTTCCACGCTGAGTAGAGGTCAATCTCCGAGCTATAATCCCCCAAGCTCGGTAACTGTATGATCAAATTTGGCCCGTCAAAAATAGCTTCTGGCATCACGGATTCTCATAATTTCTGTCAAAAAATTGCTGAACAGGTATTGAGCGAGTTGCGCTTGTGTCTATATTGTCTAATTTTTGGTAAATATAGTCTAGGTTATGGATAACAATATCAACAGCAGGCACACCGAAAAGTTCAAAGCTTTCGCTTGTCCCGCTATTCTCAACACCGCCAACCTCGTTAATTGTTCCGGCCTCATACAGTCTTATTTCTGTGTTTGGTTCCAAGCCTAGCAGCGTAATCGTTGCAGGGTTTGTTATGTTTACTGTGCCGCTTTGTGGAGAATATACTTTCTCGATGGTCAGGTTTGTGCCGTTAAGGTTAGTCCAGTTTAACGGTTCTGTGCCTCTGTACTCAAGGTGAATACTAGACAAGGCGTTAAACGTAAAACCGCTAAGAGATAAGCTTAACGGTGTGCCTGCATCATTGATGCGAATTGTTAGCGGATCGTTTACACCTATAACCCCAGCCAAAGCGTCAAGTTGCGTCTGCATCTGCGCTTCTGTGCCTGATATGTTATAGGTAGGTAAAGCCCCGCGCCTGAATAAGTCCTTAACTAAATCTTCGCTTGTCTCTTCTGAGTACGTAACCCACTGACTAAAATAAGTGTCCTCTTGGTTTCTAAAAAGCACGTCTGTACCTCCAACCTCCAAGTTTCCGCCGGGGCCGCCTAAACTAATATCGCCGCTGTGAGCATCTAAATCTGTAGATAAAAGCGGATTGCCAGAAGTTGACTGTTGCTTTTCACCGTCAAGAAACAAAACAAACTCTTTTGTAGGCTCTGTATAGCTGAACTTAAATAAAATATGATAGTTTCTGTTAGGCTCTAAAGACACATCACTAAAAGCCTGCACATTATCGTCACTTGTGTCGGCCTGTTGCGCTATAAGTGTGTTATTAATACCTAAGAAAAAAGCCAAGTTGTTTACGCCGCCTCCCTCCTCATAAAGACAGCTAAAACCTGTTTGGATACCGCCCAGCCGTATCCACCCGCCCATAAGCCGATTAGTTGTTATTGTTGTGTTCATATTCCCTGAGTTTGGGCATTCCCTGCGCCCGTCTTGCACTCGCCAAGACTGCGGCGCATCTTCACATATTTGCAAGGCTGCAAATCCGTTTGTGCCGACTGTTACGGCAGTAAAAGGGTTGGCCCCTACAGCGTCATCGTAATTCCCGCTTAACGGCCACCAGTGATCAGGGTTAGATGAGGCTATAACTATATCGTAGCTGGGCAGACCAAAAATTAACGTAACTGATATGCGATTTCCATCGCTATCAGTGACAAACAGGAACAAAAGCCCGTCAGGAAAAACAGAAAGCCCCGTTTCATCATACTCTATAAAAGTATCTGACCAAGCGACTACAGTTTGCTCCACTAAAGTAGCGGTCGAGTAATCTGCGCTATCCCCTATCTCTACCTTACCCGAACCCTGAACAGGCTCAAAACCAAACCCGTCAATAGGAATGCTTGTGTCATTTATTTTTATTTCTGTTTGCGTGGAGTTTATGCCTATTTCGGGCGGTGCGCCAAGCCTTAGCGCAAAGGCTAAAGTGGTGTTTTGAGAGTTCCCCCCGCCATAGGTGTAAGTGTCTGGGCCTAGCAAGCCTGTTGCTGCTGTCTGCTGTGTAGCAAAAGCGCCTGCCGCCGACCCTGATCCTGTTCCTGCTGGGCCGTTCTGGTTGTCGCTAATTGTTGTCCAGCCCGCCCCTGACCACGCGGGGCTTACAGGGTTGCCGCTGTTACCTGACTCTAGCCCCAAAAAAGCAACGCACATTTGGTCTGATATGTCTCGCGTTATCTGCGGTACTTGTGAGCTAGAGACGCCTGTAGTGCTTACAAAAGAGTTGAAGCTTTGGAACGGGTCAATATTATCTACTTCGCGGAACAAAGCAAGGCAGCACCATGCCCGCTCGTTCCCGTTCATTGTAACTGTATAGTTTGCAGGCTCTACGCCTACAGCCTTCCACCAAAGCGAATCATTGGCAGACCCAGAAGAAGTGCCAGCATATTGCTGAGTAAAACCGCTTACCGAGGGGGCCGCGCCGCCATCTTTGGCAACAAACAGTATGAGGACGTCGCCCGAAACCGACCCTGCCGGAAGCGCAATAGTTGCGTTTGGCGCGTTGTCAGAGTTTGCTGTTGTGTAGCTTACTAAGCTAGTCGCCATCGTAATTCCTGTCGAATTGTTGGCTAACGGGCAGGGTTACATCACCGCTCGTCATATCAATGCCGTTTACACGTATATAAACATAATCTTCTTTGAGTATAACAACATCAACAAAATTAGCTTGCACTGCCGCAGAAAAGCTTGCTCCACTAGACTCTACACCGCCAAGCTCGTTAATCGTTCCAGACTCGTAAACTCTCACCTCTGTGTCAGGTATTAAAGGCTCTGCCGTTATCGTAGCAGGTGTTATTAAGTTAACTGTGCCGCCGTTTGGCGTTGATACAATCGAAGCGTTAGAGCCGTTACTGTTAATATAGGTAAGCACCCCTGCACCCATCCATTGAATATGTATTGAGGCTAGAGGGTCGTGCGTTATGTTGTCAGCTATGAGCGTCAGATCGCCGCCGTTGTCAGCTATGCGAATGTTTAGCGGCTCGTCTGGCCTTACTGTGTTTGCTAGTGCGTCAAGCTCTGCCTGATTGGTCACGGTCACGCTAGGCAAAGCGCCTTTCTCAAAAAGCTCTGTTCTTATCTGCGCGTCAGTCAAGGCCGAAGCTGAGGCATCAAAGAAACTAGCCCAAAAATTATATTGCCCATTGGTAGGTGCGTTTAGTAACACTGTTGCGTTGCCTGCCTCGGTTGCTCCGCTAGGGTCTGCAAACTGCGCTGCCGTTCTAGCTGGAATATTTGCAACACCTGTTTGCGCGCTTGTCGGCACAGTTATAGATTGCTTAACACCGTCGATGAATAGCGCGAACTCACCGCCGCCAAGGAAGCGGCTAAACGCATGGTATGTGCGGTTAGGCTTTAATACATTATTAGAGAAAGCCTGCAAAACCGTCGTGCCTGACACAATATCAAGCATTAGGCGATTGCCAGCCCACATTATAATACTGTACTGGTTTCCTGTTGTGCCTTCGCGATATATAGATTTTGGCGGTAACTGTATGCTGTTTACACGAAGCCACCCGCCAACTGCTTTATTGGTTGCCGCCCCGTCAATGTCTGCTTGCGTAGTTAAGGTAACTCTGTCACCCGTCCCGTCAGACTGAACGCTATTTGCTACGCCCTCGCACAAAGCAGCAGACGTAACAAGCCCTGCGTTTGTCCCATCTGCTGCGCCAACTGAGTCAGTGTAAACGCCATCAAAAGTCCAAACATGCTGCGGGGCTAGTACTGTAACATCATCTATGTAAGCCATTTATTAAGGATTGCTGTAGTTCCGCTCTAGTGCTGATACGAGCGCAAGTGTTTGACCGCTAGCCCGCAATATCAAGCCCTCGTTTTGCACATATTGGGCATCTTCCTCACCTATCGCCACCGCTATAATTGGCGCATCGGTTCCTGCTGTTCTGCCGCCCTGCGTGTTACCGTCATAGTCAAACGTAAACGCAAGTGAAGCATTGCCGCCGACGTTGCCAGAAATAGGATTACCGTCGTTATCTTCCACAATTATTGCGCCCGCTGTGCCAAAAGTATCGGCAAAGAACACTGCAAAAACAGCGTCAGGGTCGGCTTGTAAGTTGCTATTAAAGTTGATTTGCCCACTTGCAACAAACGGGAATTGCAGCTCTGCGCCTGTGTTGTCAGCAAAGACAATCCTGTTTGTGTCGTTGGCGTTAAAGTTGTCGATGTAAACACCGCCACCGCCACCGTCAGGATTGTTTATAACCTGAGTTTTTAGCGTATCGCCTTCAAATATTAACAACTGATCTAGCAAAGAGCCTATAATGTCTGGCCCCGCGTCGGGGTCAATGTCAACATTTTGCCTTAGCTGGTACTGCACAAACTCATAAATTTGCTCTGCTGTCCCGTCGTTACCGTCAATGATTACGCCGAAATCATAACTTGTGCCGCCAATATCGCGCTGCTGTGGGCTTGGGAAAAGTCTAATGCTCATGCCCGTATATGGCGCATCATTCTGAATCTGCGAATCAGTAGCGGTTATTTTTAAATCGTCTGACTCATTCAGAGGAAAACGATACGTAATGTAGGTTATCCCGCTTACGCCTATATCTGTCGTAGTAGACAAGCCGTATGTTTTGCCTTGGGTGCGTATAAACAACGCAAGCGTTTCGCTTCGCTTATCAAAGTTGCCGTTAGCTACATCACCAAACGTCTGTATGCCTTGGTTAACAGGCCCGCTAAAGTCGAAATCTGTCTTACTTACGTCAGAGTCAAAAGCATAGTAGGCTGTGTCTGCTGCGTCGATATTACCAAGCGATACAATGCCCGTATACTCGCGTTTAATATCGCCTGCCGCTGTAATCTCTCGCCAGCCTGCGGTTCTTAAAAGCGTTCGCGTCTGCTCATTGCTTGGCTTCCAATCTTCTATAAACTCGAACTGTTCTGGCGTGATCGAGATGGCAGGGAAGTCATATGGAATTAAAAGCGGGTCTGTGCGCCATTCTTCCTTAAAAAAGGAGTAAAGCGCCTGCCCTGTTACGCCATCATCTGACAGATTGCCAGCAATATTAAGCGTGAACTCCTTCAAGCTTGTATCTATCGTAACCTCGACGCCTTGGTTTAGGTCATCTGGATCATCTATAATTGCCATTTTTAGCCCCTTACGTCACTGTCTCAGAAACGCTCGCAAGCGTTCCGTCAATATTATAATTAAACTGTTTGGTTATAGTGTTTACACCGTCAAAAAATACTAGCTGGGTTAGCTGTTCGTCTAAGTTATAGCTAAGCGTTTTAGTCTTACCGTCACTATAAGCTATATCGGTTAAAAAGTCGCCAGTGTAAGTAAAAACAGGGTTACGCAACCGCTGCCCGTCAACAATCGCGTTGACTTCTGCTTTTGTGTATTTGTCTAGGTCGGTTATGTCTGCTTCAACGTGCGTATGCGGCAAAGGCACCCGCGCATCACTTAGTCTAGGATCGGCCCCGCGACAAACGTCATTAAACCCTGCACCAAAATTTTTATTAAACGCTGTATTCTCAAAAAAGTCGTCTTTCTTGCCATCTAGCAGCGTGTTAACGGCTGACTGTGAGAAGTAGCGAAGATCGCCTCGCGCTGCGTTTAAATACTGTGGGTGATCGTCTGCATCTAAATTAGTTAATAAACTGTGATTGCCTGCGGGCGAACCCCCGCCGTTGTCTTGGTTCTTTTGCGCCACACGGGCAAGCTGCTCAAAAAACTCTGACAGTATTTGAGTAGCGACAAGCTCATTTGTTTGCGGTAACGGCTCTACTATCCGCTCGCCGCGCTTAGGTGCAATTATCTTTTCTGTCATGCTGTCTTAGCTTCCAGCTTCAAAAAGCTAGGGTCAGAATCTTCGCTAAACTGAAACATTAAAACACGTTGCTTAGGTACGCGGCCAAGTCTGCGCCAAATTGTACGCCGCTTGTAATCGCCTGCTTTGCCTAAGCCCCTAAATGTCATTTCACTGAACGTGCGTCCGCCGTTGTCGCTGTAAGACATGCCTAGCAACGGGTCTAGCTCATAAGTCCCTGAGCCGCTTACCATTCTAGGTTCAAGTTCTGACACTCGATAAGGCCCACCATCAAAAGGCTGTGTCGCGCATTTGCGGATCATTACGTTGCCGTATTCGCGCCTGACACCTGACTTTAGCACACCTATGCGACCGTCAAACAGATCACCAACAAACAGCCGATTATATGCAGACACAATAGTAGAAGCCCGCCACTGTATGTCTAAACCTTCAACACGGCTTGAGCGTTCATGCCAAATCTTACGCCCTGCAATGCTTGACGCTAGGCTGTCATAAATTAGCGTAGTATTGCCTACGGTCAGCCCCCAAAACTGCGCCCCGTCTATGGAGTGGTAAAAACTAAAGCCTTCCTCAAGCTGCTCTTGTGTCGCTTGGCCTAGCAATTCATCAACAGGGACAGTGCTTATCTTGGTTACGTTACCGCCGTTAAACCACCACACGGCAAGTGTTTCTTCCTCGCCTTTACCTATAAATATGAATCCGTAGCTGTTGTCGTAAACAAGGAATCTCGAGCGCAAGCCCTTGGATATAACACCACCGCGAATAGGTGCGAAAACAAACGCTGTCCCGCCTACGTTCTGGAATGGCTCAATTGTTTCTGTGCCAATGGCATAGAGCGTATTTCGGTCAACATGCAGCGCGACAATGTTATCAGGGTCAGACTCAGCCTCGCCAAAGTCTAGCGCGTTGTAATTCTTCCCGTCGCGTAGCTCGCTGTGAAATATTACATTGCTGTCGGTCTTGTTGAATACAAAGTAACCATCAACAAAAACCACTGTCTCAGCAGGCCCGTTAAAAGCTGGACTTGTTATTTCTTCTAAAGTCCCGTCAAAAATATACGCCTTACCTGCTGGCACAACTATGCAAAGCTGCAAGCCATTATCGGCCATTGATACGCGCCCTGTGCCTTCGATGGTGCCAAGTGATTCAACGGTTAGCGTTTCAATGTTCGCCTCGTCTACTGTTCGCACAATGCGATAAAGCGTATTGCCGTTGACAAAGAACGGCACCCCTGCCATTTCATGCGAGCCGCGATTAGATTCTAAAGGCTGCCCAGCATCGACAAGTTCAATGCCTGCGCTTCCGAATAAGTTCTCTTGGTTAAGTGCGCCCGCCTCGTTGACGTTAACATACCAATTAACGCAAATCTGCGAACTTAGCGGGGTCGCCTTGCTGTTGTAAAAGCCACCCGTAAAAGGTAGATCAACCATCTAAGCACCTGAAACCTTAAAGTTAACATTGCTAAAAGTAACGTCGTCACCCGTACCGTCGCCACGCACGTACAAGTTTAGGTAGTCGCCTGTGCTCATTTGCGTGACTGTCGTTATCGCGCTAGAGCCTACGTTGCTCCCGTCATAAAGAGTAAGGCCGATCTGTGCGCCTGCCAGCGGGGCATCGTCGCCCCTGCATCTACCAGTATATCTTTGTTGCCTATGTAAGTTATGCGCCCGCTTGATTGATCTATTAAAAAGCGGCTTTCTACAGCCTGTGTAAACACGCCAGACATTAGCGCAAATACGCCATTACTGACGGGCGTAGCAAGCGTGTTATCTGTCAACGTAGCGAGCGCAATGTTTTGGCTTTCTGGCACGACATTACTAACGCTGAACTCCCAACGCAAATCGCTAGGCAGTATGTTGCCTGAGCTTGTATAGTCGTTAATAATATTAATGTTTCTAAACGTGCCAGTCCCTGTCGGGGCCACGTTGCCGCTGTTTGGTAACCCGTCAAGCACTTGGTTTGAGGCGTTGTTGCTAACGACTGTGACGTTCTCAATGTTTATAACGTCCGTCACGCTGCCGTTAAGATCAAACATTGTCCCGTCGAAGTTGCCGACAAAAACGCTGTCAATGTTCATTACCGACAACTCGCCTTGTATTTCTAGCCCGTCACCTAATGAATTTTCTAGGCGTAGCAGCCGAACTAAAAATGTCTGATAGTTGTTTACACGCCCCATGCTTGCGCAGTTTGCTATGCTGACCTCGCTTAACGCAAACACGCCCGTTTTAGCTGTTGGCGAGTCGAAATCAAATATCTGAGCGTTTGGTGCATTTATAAACATATTGTTTAGGCTGATGCTTGAGCCTGTGTCACTACAGAATAGGGTGTCGCTTGTGCTTGATATGATGCCGCCGATCAATACGCTTTGTGCGCTCATTACAGTGTTATCGCCTGATCGAAACTTTAGCGAGCCTATGTCTATGGTGTCGCCTAATTCATAATCGGTATCGCCTGCAAGCTGTATTTCACCACCCACAGGGGCAGGGAAGTCGTTAACATCATTGACCAGCTTGGTTTTGGTTGGCGTAGGGATGATGTTGCCTGAAATAGTAATTGTGCCGCCTGCTTGCGTCACTACTATGCCACCATCACCCTCAATAGCGCGGGCGACCAAAGGCACCGCCGTATCGTCTACAAATATCTTAGCGCCGCCCTCGCTGGTGTTCTCAATAGCTGTGCTAAGCTGAATGTTATTAGTTGGCCCGACGCTTAGGCTAAGGCCACCCGTTGCCTCGATAGCTCGAATGTTGTACTGAGCACCAGCCTGATCCAGAACAGGTACTCCGTTCCCCTGCGTCCGAATATCCGCAAGGCCGAACTGCTGGGCAAAGTCGCTGACTGAAATCGTAACATTCTGGCCTCCTTCAACGATACACACCGAAGCTGTGCCGCTAATTGATTGAACCTTGTTAAATTCTGACCATTTCTTGCCGTAATTTCTCATTGATCGCCGCTCTCTTGCACAATTACGCCTTGTGTCTCAGGCAATATGTCGTCAGTCTCTTCATAGTAGAAATTGTTACTCAAGAAACCGTCTTTGGTGTTGACGTTGCCGCTGCCTCTAGGCAGCGTCGAAGGATAAGGGGCGGGGCCAACATCAATAGTGATATTTTGTATTGCCTCCATGCCTTGCTTAGCTGTAGCCATAAGCGCGGGGCTTACGTTTGCGTCATACTGCGCTGCAAGCTTTATGGCAAGCATGGCAATTACGCCATCAATAGCAGCAGGAGGAACGGTTATCGGGTCGTACTTCGGTATAGCCAAGCGCGTAGCCTCTGGCCTCCCATTGGTTCATCATGCGATTAAGGTAGCGTATTGCAGTTTGAGCCTCGTCGGGCTGAATAGGCTGCTCAACGCTTTGCACCAGTATTTCTACTAGCGCATCTTTTATAACCGACTCTGCTGTTTCAGACATTGCCTAGTCCTCGGCTTTAGCTTTTGGCTTTGCTTTAGCTTTTGGCTTTGCTTTTTTACGTGTCCAGCCCGCCGCTTCCGCAACGTTTATACTGTGCGGTTTTGAGTTAGTCTTGCACTCGCGACCGTCAGGTAGTGTCCACTCAATCATATCTGTATTAGCCATTTTTAGAAACCTTTAAGTGTTAAAAAAGGCACCCGAAGGTGCCAGAGGAAGGGTAATTACAGCCCGAAGGACTTGACCGCAAAGAACGGATTCAACACGCCGTAAGCAGGGCGGAAGTCGAAACGAACTTTTTGTTGGTTCTCTAAGAAGCCTACGCCTTTCGACACTCGCATTTGCAAACCGTCGTCAGTTCTAGCCAGCGTGTCTGTGCTGTGTAGCTTATGGATTTTGACAGAACCGATACAGAACGCGTCTTTGTGCCATGCAAGGTTAGGTTGGAGGATAGTCTCTGCCGAGCCTAAGACCGTAATAGCATCACCTGATTGCAAAGCTGCATCTACAGTGTTGTAAGCACCGTTAGCTTCAAAGATAGCAGGGCCAGTGATAGTTAAGTTACCTTCGCCCGACCCATTTAGTGTCGCTGTCTGCGTTACCGTAGCAGTGTACTTGATAGGGTTGCCGGACTCATCAATCATAACCTCGCGGGTTGCGAGATTTAAGCGGTTAACGTCACCAATAACAACCGTTTCGCCTGCACTGATGGTAAGGTTAGGTTCAAGACCTGAGACAGAAATTTGCTGTGTCATGGTGTCTTTCGCCGCTGTGTAGGTAGGCGTAGGCGTAGCGGTAAGCGCGCCTGTTCGTGTACCTGCTCCTGTTGTGTAGCGCCCTAGAGTGTTACAGGTCATAACTTTCATGCCTGCGAAGTTCTCTGTGATGGTCGCTCGCTGGTTAGCAGTCATTGAGCCAGTTTCGCCGCCTAGTGAACGCTGATCACCTGCAAGCTTACGCTGTGTAAACGGGTTCATTGCATAACACATGGGTGCGCCTTTTGGTACACCTGTCGCCTCAAGCATAGAGCCTGCATTTGCTACGTCAGCCCAATTCTCGATAGCGTTACCAACTGTACCAGACAATAGCGCGGTGTTCGCCATAGCGAACCGTGCAAAGTCTAGCTCCATATCTGTAACGATACGAGTTGCCAAAGGCGCTAATAGCTGGTCTAGCTGATCCATCTTAATAGCTTCGTCAGCTTCTTTGTAGTCTACAAACGCCGTAAAATACGGCTGCACTACCGCGCTTGCCTTACCAGTGATGATAGGTGATTCAGTCTCGCCAGAAACGTCACCGTCAGGGGTTCGCACTGATACAAAATCAGTAGGCCGTTTGATGTCAATCGTATCGCCCGTTGAAGGGTCAAACGAGTTAGTTTGAATAAACTGCGTGTTTACGTTCTTAGAAACTATACGCTCGTTTTCAAACGATGCGAGGAAAGATCGCGCTAGTTTGCGCGTAAAGTTACTGTCAAAATTGTTGTTAGCCATTGTTGCTATGCTCCAAATTATTCAAAAGTTGCCCCTTTTAATAGGGGGGAATCGGTTGCTGGCGGTTCGCGTCCTGAGTCTGTGCTAATCGGATCAGGGGCGGCGCTCGCCTTTTTCGTTAAAGCTTTAGCTCTCAAACTCTCAAGTTTAAGGGCTGCTCGCATTGGCGGCATAGACACAACTTCTGACAAAACCTGTTGGTTCTGTGCTAGATAGTGCATAATCTCTGGCCCGTTTGGGTCGTCCATTATAAAACCTGCAACGTCAGGGTGCGGGTTATATGCTGCAACGATATTCTCAGACTCAATTAACTTTTCGGCTGGAATACCAGACTCTATCGCTCTACTAACAAACCCTTGCTCTTGTTCTTTGGCGCGGGCCTGAATTTGTGTTTGCTGTGCCTGCTGCTGTTGTGCTTCAAGTGTTTTCTTTGCTTCTGCTCTAGCAAGCTCGCGGGCCTGTTCAAGAACGCTCTCGTTGTATGCTTTTATCTGCTTCTGATACTCTTCTGGATCAGAATAGATCAAGTCATTATCTGGCATAGCTACTGCGGGTGCAGTAGACGCTAGTGGTGCAGATTCTTGGGGTTTGGCCGCCTCCAAGTCTGCCAGCCGTTTCGCTAGCTCTTCATTACGCCGTTTCTGCTCGTTCTTTTCCCACGTTAACTTGTTGAACTTCTTTTGAGCCGCTTCGTCTAGCTCTACAAAGTCATCCACTGCTTTAGGTGCAACTTCCTCGCTTGCCTCAGTTTCAACAGGTGTTTCGTCTTGCTGTTCGACTACTTCATCTAACTGTGGCTCGTCTTGGAGCATATCTTCATTGTTCATAATAATACCTTTTTGCTAAAACGACAAATTCTGTCGTGCATGTTGTTAGAGCATTACTGCTCTAGTTGGTTTTGCGCACCTTGAACAATAGCTGCTTGTTCTTCATACGCTTGGGCCGCAGTAGGCGACATTACTGCATCTGCGCCCATTGCATTTTTTAGTGTTTCAAGTGTTTGAGCCATCACTTTTAGTTGCTCAGTTACTTGTTTGTTTTGCTCAATTTGTAACTTGGCGATTTGCGCTTCTTGCTCGGCTTCTTGTTTTTCCGCTTGCAGTTGGATGTCTGCTTCAATTTTCGCTGCCTCGTTCATTGTTTTATTTATCTCTGCCTCGGCTATCAAGTCAGAGGGTGTGGGTTCTTTAGGCTGGCTTCTGATCTTTTCAACCAATGCTAACTCTTCTGCGGTTAGCTGCTGATCAGGTATTAGACCGTTTAGCACCATGTTATACCGCTTACGCTCGGCCAGCTTATCCATGCTTGGGGCGTTTATGTTGCCTAACAGTATGTCACCCCCGTCTTGCATTATGGTAGGGTCTACCTTGGCGTACTCAACTATAGCGGTAACTGCCTCTTGCTGGCGATTCTTAAACGCAGGGCCAACGTCACAAGTAACATCGTGAATACCTTTACTCAAATCGTTTTTAGGCTGCATTTGCCCGTATTGGTCTTGCTGAACGCCGTTAATCTCGACCATCTCAAAACTACCATCCTCGTTCATAACCCTAACCATGCGGTTAGTGTCGTAGAGTGTTGGTATGGCGTTAAGCAGCACTTTACCTACGTGCCTAATCATTGTCTCTTGCGCTTTAAAATATTGGTAAGTACCTGTCTGCCCTCGATTTTCTAGGCGCTCTAATGCAATGTCCGATTGCAAGCCTGTATTGTTTGAAGGGTTTACACCAAACACGCCGCTTGACCGCTCGATGTTAGAAGTCATGCTTTGACTAACTTCCGAAAGCCCTGCGTTTACTTGCGGGCCTGCTGTCTGGTACGGCGCTGGCTGGCCTTCTATGTGCTGGTAAAACTGTACGGGGCTGCCGTTAGTGTTCATTGTGGCAAGAGAAGCTTCGTTACCCTTGGCTTGGTCGCGAGTCATCATCAACTTAGGTCTAGGCGCTAGCGCCACCTCTTCGACCTTGCGGCTCTCTACATAGTTATAAACGCGCTGCGCGTCCATTATATGTTCAATAGCTCCCCAATAGATTACCTTATCTTCTATGATCTGGAAATTAGCATATAGCGGAATGACAGGCAGCAAGTCGAACACTGTTTTTTCGCTTTTAGTTAACCACCGTTTCCCGTCAAACTTGCGGCTATACACAACATGCTTTACGTATTCTCGCTCTTTTGCGACAGTAAAACCAGCCGCAAGTGTCGCCTGCTCAAGCTGCTCATCATTGACGACCATGCCATTATTGAGCAGGTATATTTTTTCCTTGATTTCTTTTTTGCACAGAAATTCGCCAATAATGATTTTTTCAGCCTTAGCTTCGTATCTGCTTTCGCTTCTTTCATCAGGTAAGCTAGTACAGGCATGTTCATCACTACCGTATTTCTTCTCATATTCGTCTTTTCCTATGCTGGACAACACAAAACAAAACCGCGCGTCTTCCATTGTTCGCTGCTCGGCTACTGCATCAAACCACACTCTGTCTACAGCGTTGTTTAGCTCTTTAATGCGTAGCTCTTGATCAAAAGTAGCGCCCTCGCCCCAATCTTGAACTATACGGATAGCTGCAAAACCTGTCTGGATTACTTTTTTGCCAGTGCTGGCATAATGCTCGGCTGCGTTGCTTATTGTCTCAATATTGCGAATAATACCGTCTAGCAGCATTGCGCTTTCTTTGCTTGCTTCCTCACCCGCTGGCTTAATCCGCAAGTCAAAGTCATTTTGTGCCATTTCGCCCCAAACAGTCTCGACGACAGGGTTAGATAAGTCGAACGTATAGCGCGGGCGCTTATCTAGCAAATTATATATTTCAGGCTCCCACATACCGTCAGGATCATTTAAGAAGCTGTTAATCTCTCGCACAGCTTCGCGCCGATCACGGTCAGCTGTTGTCAAAGTCCATTATAGCCAGCCTTTAAATTCTAATTCTTGCGTTAGTTCGCCTGTGGAGTCGGGCATAAAACAATTCATCATTAGCGCATCTGCCATGTTCGGGCTAGGTATCTCATACGGTTTTTTAGACATTTCTAGCTTAGACATAACCTGAAACTTTCCCGAAGCGTTAGCTTTCTTGGGTATGCGGCAAACTTCTGCCCGTAGTTCGTCAAGACAGCTAATTTTACTAGATAAGCTTATCATATCGTCAGGGTGAACGTAGTCACCGCGTTTAACCGCTCTGTAAGTATTATAAAACCTATCGCGAAGTCTGCGATAGTATTGCGACCGCTTATTAAAAAACGCATCTCGGTTAGTTCGTGTCTTGCCGGTGTCGTCGCGGTACATTTCGCCGCCTTTTTCTACCCGCTCGCTGCCTTTGAACATAAAATACGACATTTTCTTGCCGTTAAGTGCGGTTTCTACTTGCGATTTCAGCGCTACACCTAAACCGTCGCAGTCCCACACAAACCAATCAGCTTTTTCTTCTATGGCTTTAGCTAAAGCCCAGTTAGTCCCTTCTGTTACGTCACCGTCTGTTTTCTCGCATACGTCTAAGATCACGGAGCCATGCCGTAGCGCGTAGCCTTTACTGTCTGGCCCTAAATCACTTGGATCGAAGGAGGCTATAACCGCGCCTTGAGGTGCGAAACCTAGCTTTTTGTGCGCGTCAATCGCTGCGTCATACCAATCTACAGGGATAATGCTACCCTGCACCTCATCATAGAACCGGCCCTCCCAAACATGCTCGTATAAGGCCCGTTCCATGATAACCTTATCGTTAAGCCGTTCTTCTTCGAGAACACTTGGCAGCATCGGGTTATCTGAGTGATTAACTAAAATTATTAAATGCTGGTCATCCTCGTAGTACCCGTCGCGGTAAATCTGTTTTTCAAACGGTTTTATAAACCGCTGGCTGAACGGATCGGCGCTAGATCGCGGATTTGCACTAAACCAAAGCTCTGAACCTTCCTCTCGAAGCGTTGGCGCTAAGTTTTTTAAACTTTCTGAGCTAATTGTTTGCGCTTCCTCGACCCAAAAGCGTGTAAACCCATAGGATGACTTAACGCCCTCTGGATTACGCGCCAAACCGCGAAATTTAAACGCATCTTCGCCGTTATACATGATTTTAGTAGATTGAACTTCAAAACCTTGTAGCTTTAGATCGCGAATTTGCCCTGCAAGCAGTGAAATAACAGAATCGTCTATACTGTTTTGGTATTCACGGAAGCACATTGTTTTTGTGCCTTCGGTTTGGGCGCTCATTAACGCAAGGATACCAAAAGTCATAGATTTTCCGCTGCCCCGCCCGCCAATAGCGATTTTGTATCGCTTTTTCTTAGCTACGAAAGGCTCTAGCTTTTCAGGGATAAATACGTCCGGCATTTACTTGCCTATTGCAGTGATAAAAACTCGTGCATTAGTCGCGGAAACCCTGACTCTCCCCGCTATCTCTAAAGTAAACGCAGTTGACTCTGTGAACGAACTATCAGGCACAAGTATGTCGTTTGCTCCGCTATTAAGCAGCGTCAAACTAGCTGAGCCGCCGCCCTGTATGTCGTATTTGACGTTAAATCTGCCATTTAAGCTCGTTGTCGCACCGTCTTTAAACTCTGCCATTTTATTTCACCATTGCCGTAATCATTGTCGTTACCATAGGCTGAACCATTGCCCCAACTTCACCGCTTGGTGGATCGGGCGGTACTGGCGGGCCTAAGTCATTAATTGTAAAGCTTACCACTGCTGTGTTTGTCTGTGCGCTTTCGTCCCAAAAGAATCCATCAAACGTCAAAGTTTGAGGCGGGTCAACGATTGGCGTACCGTCTGGCCGAAACGTCAGCGCGGGGTTTGACTCCCAATTAAATCGGTCGCCAGCCTCTAGCACTAGCCCGAACTCTGACAATGCAAGCTCTTGAAAACTTTCAGTCGTAGCAGGGTTTAATATTGTCCCGTCATAGTCTTGATACTCCCAACCAGTCGCAGGGCGTATAAACACGTTACTTAGCGTTGCTGTGCCTTCGGGCGTTGTCACTTCTAGCGGATACGAGTTATCCCACTTTAAGCTAGTGGGGAAAGGTACGTCTACTGTAATAGTCTGCCCTTCACCGCCCGCAGGGAAGTTTAGCGGGCTGTCAAACAGTAAGTTTCCCTCGTAAACTGGACTGTCAAATCGTAAAGGCATGTTATTGTACCTGCATTACATATTTTAGCTCGCTACGCTTACCGCCTACGCCACCAGCTTTATAGTCAAGGATTAAAGTACCCTCTTCACCTTGATTTAGCGTTGAGTTTGGCAGGCTAAAAGCAAACTGGCCTCCGCTAGTAAATTCAAAGCCAGCTCTACTCCGTCAAACCATGCCCACCGTACTTGATTATCAGGAAAGACAACGCCATCTACGTCCTGCAAAATTTCTGAGTTTTGGATAAAGCCGCACGTAGTTGCAGTAACTACGCCAGCGCCTAAAACATCAGAAACACCGTCAAGCGCATAATAGTAGTCGTATTCGGTAAAACTTGACCCTGTAGTAAATACTAGTCAAGCGCATAATAGTAGTCGTATTCGGTAAAACTTGACCCTGTAGTAAATACTAACGGCTCGCCAAAAAGGTTAGTGATGTTAGCAGGGGCAGAAGCAACCTCTAATATGTCGCCACCAACTGTAGCATTAATAACCTCTGCCGCTGTAGTGGGGGCTGCTGAACCCGCTGTTTGCCTAACACAATAGATAGTCCCTGCCAGCGTTGATGCAATGAGTAAAGTATTTCCGAATCCATTTATTAATACGCCCTCATTAGCAATAGGAGACGTTGGATTTACGTCACTGTAAACCCACCCGTCAGGGTAAGGGGCGGTTAAATTTACTGGATTAGTAGAACCTTGATCAACAATGTCTCCTGAGCCCCAATCATCAATAAATGACCAGTAGTGGTCAAGCACTCTGCCACCAGTTGTATACTTGGGGTCAGTTATGTTCTTATTTGCTGCTATTTCTGAAAGTTCAGCATCAGTTAGTGCACCAGAAAAATAAGCTAAATTACCCACTCTAGTGCCATCAAAACCTTTAGCTTGAAAAGCATTATCTTGAAATAGGTTAAAGTCTTTATAAGACGGAGCTAGCCCACCTAAAAGAAACAAATTCCCCGTGACTTCTGGAAACAACTCATTACCTATAACGTCATGGTATCTGATTTTTACATTACCTGTAGCCGCTGTCCATTCTACGGCTATTTGAGCATAGCTACTAAAAGCGGCGGAATCTGCTACACTCACCCCGAAACCAACAGTTCCAGCAGTTGCCCTTCCTACTGCGCCATAAGCTGTACTGCCCCCTTGACCGCCACCCCCTAGGCCTACTAATCTGTTAGCTGTAGTATCACTTTCAAGGGTAGTTAAGTATACAAAGTCACTACTCTGACTACCTATCCAATCTTTCGCAAAGCAAACTATAGTCAATACGGCTGGTAGGCCCGTTGGGTATAGATTGTCTATTTGATACTGAGGGTCTAAGCTGGTAATCCCCCCTAAATCAACAAGCACAGCCATTAGTCTTCCTCCAATTTATCTGCTTTTTCAAAACTTTGAAGAAAATTCTCAACATCCGTAAGGCATTGCGTATCACTACACGGGATATCTACCGCAGCAAAAACATTTTTCTTAGAAGCTTTAATTGAAATACTATCGCTATCGGCCATAACTTCTATTTTAATCTTCTCATCAACCATAAATCACCTAAACTATCGGCATATTTTGACCGCCCAGCGTCACGCTAGTGGCGTTCTCAATGTTTGTTCCAGTTATGACAACATTCTGCTGTCCTGCTCTTACCTCGTTGTCCCCGTCTATGTCGTCAATGCTTGGGCCTGTAGCACTAGCAAGCTCTAAAGTAAACCCTGTTAAATACCTTGTAGTAGATGGACTCGAAGGCGAGTTAGTAACATCAATAAATAATGAGTCACTAGTAATAGTGCCAGTAAATTCTAACAAAGGCGCAGGTGGCCATGCTGTAGAGTTGTATTGTAAAGTTGTACCATCCACCGTTACGTCATTGTCTCTAACTGAGTTGCTAAAGTGCGCTGTTTTTAATGTGTAAGTTTGCCCTATGTACGCACTTAGGTTATATATCTCGTACTCTAAGTCGCTGTTACTGCGAAACGAAACACCGTCCCAAACATCGTCAGGCCAATCATATATATCACCGCTACCTCGGCTTTCATTAATATTGACAGAGCCACCGACAATAGCACGTAAAGATATTCCCGTAGTGCTACCCGTATCGTCAAGCATATCTGCTATAAGTGTTGTGTTGGTCGCTCCGTCTAATGTGCTTGAGTTCCAGCTCGGTACAGGGTCACCAAAGTTCATTTTTAATAAAGTCATTTTACTGCCCCGCTACATAAATTTGATCATGGTACAACGAGAACGGATCTACAACGACACCGCCTGAACCGCCCCATGTAGGCTCTAATTTAACAGCGTTAAACTTCCCAGCACTTGCACCGTTCCAAAACTCAACGTCTGAAACATCTGTGATCAAGTTGTCATCTACCCACATTTGCGCTATACCATCAGCCACACCGTCAGCAGTATTGCTTTTAAAATATAGCTCAACAGTGTGATGCTGTCCCTTAACAGGGTTAAACTCTTGAATTCTAGGTAAAGTCCTGCCAACGCTCGGCCCTTGCAAAAATAATATAAGTCTAGGGTCTTGCTGTTGCGTGTTATATGAAAGAAAAACAGGATCGCCGCCGCCGCCAAAATCATCAATAGTGACAAAGCAAACTTTGTTAGTGCCGGATGGG